CTAATTGATTACTGCTTAAGGAAATTAGGTTTTCCCGTCCTAGAGATTAACGTAGATGATGATCAGATTGAGGATCTTGTGGATGATGCTATTCAATTCTTCCAAGAGCGTCATTTTGATGGAAGCATCAAAACATTTTTAAAACTAGAAGTTACCGAACAGATGATTACTGACGCGAAAGCGAACAGTACAATTTCTGGTACGGATTTTAAAGAGCAAAATAATTACGTTACTGTGCCTGAGCATGTTCTTGGTATAACACAAGTCTATGCTTATGACAATAGTTCATCAGCAGTATCAGGAAACATCTTCAGCATGAAATATCAGTTGTTCCTGAATGATTTCTATAACTTCGGTTCAATGGAAATCTTGAACTATTATATGGTAAAGCAATATCTTGAGACTCTTGATTTTGTTATTGGTAACTTTAAACCAGTAAGATTTAATAAAAGAGAAAATAGATTATACATTGATACTGACTGGGATAATATCACACCTGGACAGCATTTGATTCTTGACTGCTACAGGATGATTGATCCTACCAATGCATCAGAAGTTTATAATGACAAATGGTTGAAGAGATATCTTACCGCTCTGATTAAACGTCAGTGGGGACAGAACTTGATTAAGTTTAAAAACGTAGCACTTCCTGGTGGAACAACTCTGAATGGCAGAGAGTTCTATGAGGATGCTCAACGTGAGATTCAAATGATCATGGATGACTTCAAGTTAGAATACGAGTTACCACCACTAGACATGATCGGATAAGATGAAGAATTTATACTTCACACAAGGAACAACAGGTGAACAAGGATTAGTCCAGGATCTTGTAGACGAACAGATCAAAATGTATGGTCTGGAGTGTTACTACATTCCTCGTCAAATCCATGAGGATAAGTTATGGAATGACATCTACTACTCACAGTTTAAGGATAGTTATCTCATTGAGATGTATCTCGAAAACTTTGAGCAGTTTGGTGGCAATGGAGACATGCTGTCTAAATTTGGTCTTCGTGTAACTGATGAGATTCAACTCACAGTATCAAGAAGGAGATGGAAAGATTTTGTCGATGTTCAGACTAATAAAATTGTTAGTGGAAGACCCAATGATGGCGACCTCATTTGGTTCCCATTAAATGAAACTGTATTTGAGATCAAGTATGTAGAGAACCAAAAACCTTTCTATCAATTAGGAAGTCTATATACATATACCATGACATGTGAAGTCTTTGAGTATGGAGACAGTATCTTTGATACTGGTATTCCTGCTGTCGATAACACTGAAATGGAATCTGGAGTATATCCAATTATTCTTAGTGTTGGAGGATCTGGTACTTTTGTTCAAGACGAAAGGATTGACGGTACTAGGTATACAGCAACTGCAACTGGTAGTACTACTGGGACTCAAGGAGTTCTCGGTGCTATTACGATCACAAATGCTGGTGAAAGATACACTACGCCTCCAATTTCATATTTTTATGCGCCAGACGGTCAACTGATTGGACAAGGATCTACTACTTTAGTTGATGGAAAAGTTGATAGTGTTATTCCACCATCAACTCCATACATATATGCAGATGTAACATACGATCAAATTGGTCAGGTAGATACCATTACACCATGGCCAGCAAATTATCCTATTGTTAAAATAGAAAGTTCGCCAGGAAATGTAACTGCAAAAGTTGCTGAATGGGATGAAGACACCAGAACTCTGAGTGTCGCATATGCCAACGGCACTTTTGATACTAACGAATTGATTTGTGGTTATGACTCTAATGCTAAGTGGTCAGTCGCATCTTTTGATACTCTTGATATGACAGATTCATTCTCTGAGAATAGACAACTAGAAGATGAAGCGGATGATATTCTCGACTTCACTGAAAGGAATCCGTTTGGAGAATTTGGTAATTTTACAGGTAGCTTTTAATGTTAGGAAATTATTTTTATCACAAAATTATTAGAAAGACTGTTACCACATTTGGTACACTTTTTAATAACATTCAATTAAAAACTTTGGATGCTAATGGCGAGAACGTCATGGAGCAAAAAGTTCCATTGGCATATGGTCCTCTCCAGAAGTTTTTAGCGAGACTTGATGCAGCACCAAATCTTGACAAGAAGGTGACAATTACTGTTCCTAGATTGTCATTTGAGATGACTGGCATTACATATGATTCTGGGAGAAAGGTTCCTCCTATTAATAGGAACAGAGCAGTAGGTGATGGTAAGACTACAACAACTAATGTTCAGTATCTTCCTGTACCATATAATATTGGGTTTGAGTTAAATGTAATTGCAAAATCTCAGGATGACGCATTGCAAATTCTTGAGCAAATTCTTCCATTCTTTCAACCACAGTTTAGTATGACTGTGGACCTTATTCCTGAAATGAATGAGAAGAGAGATATTCCTATCATCTTAGAAAGTATTGATTTTACCGATGATTATGAAGGTGACTATTCTACCAGAAGATATATCTACTATACACTAAGATTCTCAGTTAAGACTTACATGTATGGTCCTGTTGCTGCCAACGATATTATCAGAAAGTCTATTGCTACTACACTCATTGGTGATAAAAATACTAATGCTAGAGCCATGGAATACAATGTCACACCGAAGGCATTAGAAGATAAAAATAACGATGGTGTTATTAATGCTGCTGATGATGCTCTGCTACAACCAGATGATGACTTTGGATTTAATGAAGGTATAACATATCATGGACAATAAATTTCAGAAAAATATGGAGGATGTTTTTGACATCACTCCTATGGATGAGGTAGAGCAACCCAAACCTGAGAAGGTGGAAGTTGATGCTGCTGATGTGGAGACTGACTATAAGTATGCCCGTGGAGAGTTGTATGAACTCATCCAGAAGGGTCAGGTTGCCATTGAGGAACTCCTAGACGTTGCTAGGAGCAGCAACCACCCAAGAGCGTATGAAGTCGCCTTCCAGGGCATTAAGAACGTTGCTGACATCACTGATAAGTTAGCAGACCTACAAAAGAAAATGAAAGATTTAGGTCAAGAAGAAAAGAAAGGACCATCTACCGTAAACAATACAATGTTTGTAGGATCTACTGCTGAACTTGCTAAAATGTTAAAGCAGGCAAAAAACAATCTGGAAGATAAATAACTAAAAAGTATAGACAAATGATTATTAAACCACTTTCTTCTGCAGAAGATATTCAGGCAGCTGCATTAGCTGATGCTACTGCTTTGGCAGGAACACTTCTTTGGGTAGTAAATACAAACAACGCTGCTGCCAAAGTTACTGTTGCTAATGCTTCAGCAGTCACAGTTTACATTCCTGCTGGTGAAGGGATGGCAATTAGAAAGGATCCAGGTGCTGTTGTAGATGCTAGTACTGCCAGTGGTTCTGTGTGGGCATCAGCAATTGCATACCAAAATTGAATAAATAAACTAGTAAACCCCCGTCGCGAGTATGAAGTCATTTAAAGAATTTAGAGAGCTATCGGAAGCGAAGCGTGGACTTTATGCCAACATCCATGCCAAAAGAAAGCGTGGAGAATCCCCTGCTAAACCAGGAGATAAGGATTATCCTGCAAAGGATGCCTTTAAGAAAGCGGCGCGGACTGCTAAAGAAGAACTTGAACTTACACAAGAAGGAGCAGCCTGGACAAAAAAGTCTGGTAAGTCCGCCAGCGGCGGACTTAATGCCAAGGGAAGAAGATCTTACGAGAGAGAAAATCCTGGCAGCGACCTTAAAGCTCCAAGCAAGAAAGTTGGAAATCCCCGTCGCGCATCATTCTGCGCTAGAATGAAGGGTATGAAGAAAAAGTTAACCTCTAAGAAAACTGCTAGGGACCCTGATTCTAGAATCAATAAATCACTGAGAGCCTGGAACTGTTGATAAATGCCTGATAAAATTTACAAAGGTTCGCCTAATCTAAAAGCGGCGAATGTGGAAATGAGTTTCACCCCTGAGCAAGTTCAGGAGTGGATTAAATGCGCTGACGATCCAGTTTACTTTACAAAAAATTATATCAAGATTGTCTCTCTGGACGAAGGTCTTGTTCCATTTAAAATGTGGGACTTTCAAGAGGACATGATTAATAGGTTCCATGCGAACCGATTTAACATTGCTAAATTACCACGACAGACAGGTAAGTCCACTACGGTGGTATCTTACCTGTTACATTATGCTATCTTCAATGATAACGTAAACATTGGTATTCTGGCAAACAAACTTACTACGTCCAGGGAACTTCTGGGCAGGTTACAACTTGCCTATGAGAATCTTCCTAAGTGGATGCAGCAAGGTATTGTGTCATGGAATAAAGGATCTCTAGAACTGGAGAATGGTTCTAAGATCATGGCAGCATCTACCTCCAGTTCTGCTGTCCGAGGTATGTCATTCAATATTATTTTCTTGGACGAATTTGCTTTTGTCCCGACCCATATAGCGGAACAGTTTTTTAGTTCTGTATACCCCACCATTTCGTCTGGTAAGAGTACAAAAGTAATTATCATCTCCACGCCGAATGGTATGAATATGTTCTACAAACTCTGGCATGATGCTGAGAGGGGTAAGAACGAATATGTTACTACAGAAGTTCACTGGAGTCAAGTTCCAGGAAGAGACGCTAAGTGGAAAGAACAAACTATTGCGAACACTTCACAGAGACAGTTTACACAAGAATTTGAGTGTGAGTTCCTGGGATCTGTAGATACGTTAATTGCTGCGAGTAAATTGCGTACAATGGTGTATGATGACCCTATCACTAATAACAACAAAGGTCTCGTAGTATATGAAAATCCCCAAAAAGAACATGATTATATTGTTACTGTTGACGTTGCCCGTGGTGTGGGCAGTGATTATAGTGCGTTTTTGGTTTTTGACATTACAAAGTTCCCTTACAGGCTTGTAGCACGATACAGGAACAATGAGATCAAGGCGATCATGTTCCCTACAATTATTACTGATATTGCAAAAGGATATAATAGAGCATATGTTCTAACCGAAGTTAATGATATTGGAGATCAGGTAGCATCCATGATGCACTTTGACCTAGAGTATGATCATATTCTTATGTGTGCCATGAGGGGGCGTGCTGGACAGATCGTCGGCACAGGATTCTCTGGAAAGAAAACACAACTGGGTGTCAAGATGTCCAAGACCGTAAAGAAGGTCGGATGTCTAAACCTAAAAACTTTTATTGAGGATGATAAACTAGTCATCCCAGACTATGAAACTATCGCAGAACTCACGACATTCATCTCTAAACGTGATTCGTTTGAGGCAGAGGAAGGATGTCATGATGACCTTGCGATGTGTCTCGTAATCTTCTGCTGGTTGGCAGTGCAAGATTACTTTAAAGAAATGACGGATAATGATGTCCGTCAAAGAATCTACGACGAGCAGAAGAATCAAATTGAACAGGACATGGCACCATTTGGTTTCATCTCCGATGGTCTAGAAGATCAAGAAAGTTTTGT